GCCAGCCAACATCCACAGGCTCTCAAAGAGGTGGAAGAATGGGTTGGCATCCCGCCCCGGGTGCAGCATCACGCGCTCCTCTGGGCGCTCATAGACAGTCGTGACCGGGTGCGGGGCCACCAGCACAGGCCCGTTGCGGCTCTCCCTCTCCACCCCGTCACTGCGCAGGAGCGATGTCCCCGCGAACAAGGCATAGTTGACGTTGCGTGCGCCGATGGTGATCATGTGCAAACCTTCCCTGTCATGATGGCGGTTGTGCCCAGGAGGAGGGCCTTGACGGGGAGCTGGGCCTGGGCCCGGAGGAACTCCATGCGCCTCTGGAACTCCGCCCAGACAAGCGCCTCCTCCCGGACGGCCTCACGCGCCGCCGGGCTCAATTCTTCTTCAACCTTCATTCCGTTCTCCTTTTCTCAGCTTCCACGGCCCGGCACATACATTGAACGCGGGCGTCCTTCCCCGAGCTTGACGCGCAAATGTTTGTCTGTTTCGCACAGGGCGTTCTGGATGTCGGACAGCTCTATGCGGGGGACCCAGGGAGCCCTCCAGCGGTCCTGCTCCCCCCACAGGGTGAGCATCTCCTCCAGCCCCTGGGCCTGTTTCAGGGGATAGTCCACGGGACGCCCGGAGAGGCGGTTGAGCCCCCGGCGGGAGCCCGGCCCGAGGGCTGCCCACGTGTTGATGTCCGGGGCGTCCCGGAGGTAGCGGCTGTGGCGCATGTCCACCACCACCTGGTACGCCATGAACGGCCCCCAGCCGATGTAGTGGGGCTGTTGAAAGCGCTCCCAGACGCCCTGGAGGGCGGGCTGTCCGTCATCGTGGTTCACGCCCCTCAGATGGCGTTCCCAGCCCTCACGGTCCGCCCAGAGCCGCCCAAGGACAATCCGGGCGATGTACTGCTGCTTGGTCCAGCTGTACCACTCCGCCTTCTGGTTGCTCTCCGCCCGGATCATGTAGGCCCCGGTGTAGACCTTGGCCCCGGTCGCACTCCAGTGGTCCAGGGCGTTGCCCAGGGCCTCGGGGGAGAAGGCAAAGTGGGGCAGGCCCTGACCCTCGTTGTTGGGCCAGGCGTTGAAGTCGCACTTGACCTCGCCCCGGTTCATGAGCCACTGGAGGGTGGGCGGCCAGTTGATGTACCGGGCAATGGCCAGCATCATCCAGAGGTCCGGGTGGTCTGCGAACGGGACCTGGATGTTGCGGTGGATCCACTGCGTCACCCGGTCCAGCTCCCGGAACACGTTGCAATATCTGTACCGCTGGAGGTTCTCATCTTCAGTGAAGGAACCACTTGGACGCGCAGCAAAGTGGTTGGGGTCAGCCTCCTCCAGGTCACAGTCCTGCGGCACCCAGAGGTCCGCCGGGTCCGCCCCGGCCCGAAGCTCCTTGCGGATGTAGATGGCGTGGCGCTCGTTAACAAAGCCCCAAAAAGGTTCACTGTTCATCACGCGACCACCTGCCGTGCTACAAAGTCCAGCAGGTCCTGCTGGGCATGGTCGTGGCGGAGAGTGAGAGTGCGGATGCCCGCCGCCTCAAACTTTGCGCGGGTCGCATTGATGGACTTGACCTTGTCGGCCACGAGGTCCTCCTTGATCTCCCGCTCGCCCCGGTCGGTGTCCCGCTGACGCTCCCGGATACGCTCCAGGCACAGCTCCAGCGGGGTGTCGAGGTATGCGACCACTGGCTCATGATCTGGATAGTCAAAGCGTTTGAAGAACTCCAGCCAGGAGCCAGCCACGGTTGATGCCAGGACGCCCTCGCAGATGATATGACGTGGACCCTGTCCGGCCTTTCCCTCCCAGCGAGCAGCGGCCTCAATCGCCTCCTGCTGGAGGCCAAATGTCTTGATGGTGTCCATGCCCCCACAGCCTGTGCTGTACTTGCCCACGGCCAGATATCCGCCCGGGGTCCCCCAGCCCTCAACAGAGCTGCGCCGCCCCGGGTCGCGCTTGGTGGGGTTGTCGTACCAGACCAGGTCAACCGGCTGGGCCTGGGGTGTGATGAGGGCTCGGGCCAGCGTGGTCTTGCCGCTGCCGTTGGTCCCCCGAATGTTGATAATCATGTCGGCGCTCCTTGGGTGCTGTAGGTTGTGAGGAACTGGAGTTGTTTTTGGTCTCTATACCCCTCCAACCAGGCATCGTGTTTCTCGTCACCTCGGGGGAACGGGTTGTCGCTCCGGGACTTCCCGGCCCGGCGGGCACCCCGGCCCTCCTCATTGGCCTGAGACAATGCTGCGCTCATGTCGGCTCCTCCAGGTGTTCTGCGTTGAAGGCGTCCCGGAACTCAGCCCAGTCAGCCTCGGACATCACCAGCGTGCCGATGCCGGCAAACGTCTGGCGGGGGTTGGGGGCAACGAACACGCGCACGTGGACGTGACCACCCTTCAGGATGTATCGGGTGCGGAAAACCATTTGATGTGCTCCATTTCTAGGGTTGTGGTCCCCGGAGCCTATCCCCGGGGACGGGGCCGGTCAAGCGGCAGGCGTTGGGTAGCAGCTGAGCAGCTCGTGGCCGCCCCACAGCTCCAGCTCCTCCCGGTGGTGGGCGGTGTCCTTCCCGATCCAGTAGTGACCGTTGCGGGCTGACTTCCACTTACACAGGACGGTCTCAACCTCCTGGACGTTCACCTTGCGGTCCCCCGCCGGTGGGGCATCCTGCCCCGCGTATGCGCGCAGGAGGTGCTCTGTGACGCCCTGTGGGGAGAGGTCCCCGAGGAGCGGCCCAGCCATCTCTGCGCCCTTCCTCGGGTCGCGGTACATGGAGGTGATCGTGGTTGGGAAGTCAACCGGGACGCCCAACACACGGTCAAGCATGTCCGCTGCCTTGAAGGCAATCCACGGCCCGAACTGCGGCCAGCTTGTGACCTCCAGCTCAACGGACCGGAGGTTGATCTGCCCCGGGAGGTCCTCCAGGCTCATCACTGCGTCCTCGGGGCGGGGGAAGCGCTCCCGGAGCCAGGCCACGCTGTCAACGCACTTCTGACCGCGCCAGTGTCGGCGCTCTGCTGCCCTGGGCCACCGCTCCGCCGGGGCAACCTTCAAGGCAGCTGGGCCGGTCGCGTTCCCGTTCTCTGCGGCCACGTCAAGCCAGTCCCAGAAGCTCACAGCGCTCGTGCGGGAGGCGAGGAATGAGCTGGCCCCCACACTGTAGCAGCACCAGTATGCGAGCATGTAGCGCCGCACCCAGTCCCGGCGCTCCTGCCCCCCGGCCTGGATGTAGCGCCAGAGCCCCGTGTACAGGGGGTCATGGTCGTGGGTGGTGATGAGCTCCCGCCCCCAGGCCACCGGGTCATCCAAAAGGTTCTCACCAGGTTTCATCGGGCATTGTTGGTCCATCTTTCTCATCTCCTTTTCTCTGGCAGCTGGAGCAGGTATGTTCCCACCCATCTGCGGTCTTGTCAAACTTGTAACCCTCAGAAGCGGCTGCCTCCCGGGCCTCGTCAAAGTCCTCTCCCTCAACGTAATCACTGCAGTGGTCGCAGTGGATGAGGACGGCCCCGTGTTCCCTTTCAATTGCCATCTCAATCCTCCTGTGAAGCTGCCCAGGAGAGGAACGCCAGCAGGGCCGGGTTGTCTCCAAGGAGCGTGATTGTCCAGGACGCAAAGAAGCTCACCATGAACTCCTCTGGGTACTGGTCGTCAGCGGCACCGGGGAGCGCATGGAGCGCCCCGATGTCGAATGCGGCGTGGAGGCACTCGTGCCACAGCGTCTCGGCTGCCTGTCGGTGACCCTTGGTGACGTCCACCTTGATCTCGTTGTTGACGTGGTCGCACTCGCCGTATTTATGCTCAGCCGCTGCCACCTCGGGCTGCCAGACGGCCACCCGGTAGCGCTTCCAGCCCACCTTGACGTGCTTTGGGAACGGGGGCATCATGTCGCCTCCTCGCAGCGGGCCCAGGAGCCGGGACCGGCCCCCGCAACCACGGCGTCCCCGATCTGCTGAACCCACTCACAGCTCTCAAACTGCGGGAAGGCGCGGCTGGTCTCCTCGCAGCCCAGCGGGCCGCAGAGGAACAGGGTGAGGATGACGCCGCTCATGGCTGGGCCTCCCGGTCATAGGCTGACTTCCTGAAGTCACTCATGCGGTTGGACTTGGCCGCACCGAACAGGAGCGAGCCGCATGCCCCCCGGCCCTCCGGGTCGCTGTCTCCGCAGGACAGGCAGCCCGAGGGCGGACACTCTGCGACCTCAGCAAACGGAACGGCAGTGTCCATCCGGGTGAACATGGGGACACGCTGGCCATGGCACTGGTCCGCCGTCAGGAAGTCCGCCCCCACTGAGCGGGTCTTTTTGGAGTTGAGGGTGCCATCCTCCGCCCGGTCTGTGTACATGTACTCATAGCAGGTTGCGTAGGTCATCCCGAGCTTGGTGGCGACGGGCTGGAGCCTCCGGTGGGCCTCCAAGCGCCACTCCTCGTCAACACACTTCTGGCCACCCATGTTGTCCACGAACAGGGACTCAAACACACCGCCCCGGTTGTCCCCGAAGCGGGCCTTGATCCTCTCAACCATGGTGCCAGCCCAGGCATACCCGGCCTCCACGAACTTGACGATCACGTGGTTGTTCCCAACCTCCGCCAGCATGTGGAACAGATGCTCAATCTCCTCAATGCTGGTCACGCCCGGGATGACCGGGTTGACCTGGATGGAGGTATATATGCCCTGCCGCCGGAGCTCAGCCACCTCCTCAATGTGGTCGAGGAGTGGGAGCGCTCCCGGGCTGAGCTTCTTCCAGTCCTCCGGGTCGCAGGTGTTGAGGGACTTCTGGGCGTAGCTGTAGCCGTTCCTCTTCAGGATGTCGAATGCCCAACCAGGGTAGCGCATCCGGCTCAAGAAGAACACAGGCAGGCCCCGGTCGGTGAACGCCTCAGCGCCCCGCTGGGTGTTGTGGTACACGTCCTCAAGGGGGAGAAACGGGTCAGTGAAGCTGCTGAAGTATCCGGCGCTGGCTGTCTTCATCCGGTCCAGTGACTTGGCGACGTGACCCCCGAAGTCGATGGGCACCGTGATGAGACCACTGCCCCGGTATCCCTTGACCCCGCTGTTGATGTAGCAGAAGGCGCACCCAACGGTACAGAAGCCCCCATATGGCTCAGTGAGGATCGCGTCAGACATGCAGGGGCGCTCCCGGGAGGTCCCGCCGGTTGGACCCTTGCCCTGGTACCATCCCTGGAGGGGCTTGCCGTTCTCCAGCCGGAGGTGGGGCGCATAGCTCTTGCCGTTGAAGCCGATGTACACCCGCACGTCTTTGTCCTTTTCTGCGCCGCGCATCATCGCCACCCGGGCGGAGCGGGACTTGGCAACCATCCCGGTGAGGGGGTCCTCATGCTCCTCAATTGGCCCAAGGAACTCCCGCATGTCCGGGTCCGGGCGCATGAAGAACTTGTATGCCTCCTGCGCCGGTTCATTGCTCTGGCCCATCAGCCACTGTTCTTCAGATTGCATGTCTTTTCTCCAATTCGGTTGTTCCATCCCCAAGGGTGATCCGGGGGACTGTGAAGCCAAGGTTGCGGAGGGCCGCAGCCAGGGCAAACGGGTTGGTGGCATCCAGGGACGTGGCCTGTAGGTGGCCCTGGACCTTGCGCCGCTGGTTCTCCTCCGCCGTCACCACCTCAATGTGGCGGGGGCACACGCAGAGGGAGAAGCGGCAGGTGTGGTCGCGGTGGTGGCCAGTCGGGCAGGGCTGCCCCCCGAGGACCTCTGAGGAGAAGCGGTGGGCCCTCACCGTCCGCTTCCCGAGCCTAAATGAGCCATACCACTTCCTGTTACCCTTACCCCGGGAGCGTCCGCCGGTCCAGAACCAGCAGCCGTTGGGGAGCTTCTCAACGTACCCCATGAAGCGGTCGATGTCCTCTGGGCGAGCCTTCAGCATATCAGATCCTCACCGGGATGAGGAGCTTGGAGTCAGTGACCGGGAAGGTGTACCAGCCAAGCCCCAACAACTCCCCTGTCAACGGGTGCCTCGGGCTGTCCTCCTCCGGGAGGAATGGGAAGTGGGCCTCAAGGGTCCTCTCCCCCAGCGGCAGATCATAGATGTCGTCAGGCCTGACGAGGGCTCGGGCTCCGGCAATCTCGGGCATATGACCGCAGTACTCAGCATCATCCAACATCCCGCTCACCCTATGTTCCACATGAGGGCCTCGCCCCACTTGTCGCGTCCCTCCGCCATCCACCAGCGGAATGCCTTGAGGTCATAGTAGGCGTTGGCAGGCCAGGGCGGTGTCGGGCCGGGCCGGGCCTGGTCCTTGTAGTTGTAGCGCTCGTTGATGAACGTGATCCGGGTGTCCTCAAACGTGGTCATACCGGACATCTTAAGCATGTACTTCAGGGTGGCCCCCTCGGGCTTGTTATACCCCTGATGGAGGATGAAGCGGGGGCTCAGCCCGGCCTCGTGGAAGCCGGTGATGACGCCCGCAGCGATTGTCCCGGAGCTGATTGGGATGAACACCGGGTGGTGGGCGCAGAAGGTCCCAACCTCGGGCCGGGCCTCCAGCGTCCGCCTCACCTCAGCCGCCGTCTCGGTGATCATCTCCGGGAGCTTGAGGGCGTTGGGCATCATGTAGCTGTCGTTGACTTTGGCGAGGTCCGCCTTGGCCTGGTGGAACAGGTGCCAGCTTGGTCCCGCCGGGAGCGGCTGGAGCTGCGCCCCGAGCCCCATGGAGTGCGTCTGGGCCGCGTGCGGCCCGGGGTCCCTCTTGTACCGGGGGTAATAGTTGACGCAGGTCTTGCCCAACAGGGAGCAGGCCTGCGCCACCGCGTGGCCTGCCTGGGAGTGGTAGGTGTCCAGCACTCCAATGATCTCCTCCGGGCGGTCCCGGATGTGGGCGAACACGCCCCGCGTCTTGCTGAAGGGCGGGCCGGGCGGTGGACAGCAGAGGTCCTCCCGCTTAACCATCAGGCCAAACTCGCTGAGGTGGTCCTGGACGGGGGTGTTGTTGACTAGCATGGGTGCTCCCTTTCTCTCACAGAGCCTATCCCCGGGTGCACCCCGGGGCAAGCCATTTTTATTTGAGCGCTGGCTGCGCAGTCTTGGACACCTGGTCGTCAATGCCGATCTCATCCGCCTCGCGCCGCCCGGCAAAGTAGGCATTCTGGTTCTTGTTAGCCCAGCGCCGCTTGAAGGCGCTCTCCCATTTGCGCTCCCACTTGGCGTGGTCCCGGGCCTTGGCAGCGTCCTCAGCCTCCCGGTCCTCCTCTGTGAGGTTGGCGCGGCGCTCCTCCTCCTGGCGCTTGTACTCAGCCCGCCGGGCCTCGCACTCTGCGCGGCGCTGGGCTGCCTCACCGGGCTCCCACCCCATGCGGTGCTCAAGGTTGGCGTCTGCCTCAGCCTGGGCGAAGTCCTCCATGACGACAACCAGCGCTCCGCTGCCCGAGGAGGTGGCTTGAGCCTCCCTCTGGGCCCGGGATCCAGCTGACTGCTCGGCCAGTTTCTCCTGGTGGCGGTCCCGCAGGCGCTCCGCCAGGCGCTGGGCTGCCCCCTCTTTGAAGCTCACGGCCCAACGGCTCAGGCGCTGTGAGTTGCTCTCCAGGTGGGGCGTGACGATCCGCTCCAGGGAGGCGTTGAGGTAGTCAAACATGTTGGCGACGGCTGCCACGTTGGCCTCCCGGCCAATAATCGTGTAGCCTGTGTCGATGTGTCGGTTGCCCCGGCGCTCGCTGTCCACGAGGACGGCGCAGAAGTTGGTGTCTGCGATGGTGGACATGAGGCTCTGCTGGTACTTGTACAGGGCCTTGCCCTTGAGGCCTGACCGGAGACGGTTGGAGCCCTCCCCGCCTGACTTGCCGCTGGCCTCTAGCTGGGCCATAGACAGGTTGTTGGTGGCCATGATCTCCCGGGCCTTCTCCATGGCCACGCTGGCCTCGCCCTCGGTGGCTCCGCCGTCCTTGGCGAGGTTCATGAGCTTGCGGATTTTGTCGAGGGTCTTGCGGTCGATCTGGGCGGTCATGGGGTTCTCCATTTCTAGGTTGTCTGGTGGGTGGCGAGGGGAGCCCGGAGGCTCAACCCTTCTTTGCCATGGGCTTGTGGGCGTGCGGCTTGGACATGCCCTCGGGCAGCACGAGGTGGTAGCAGTCTGCGTCCCCGCGCTTGGTGGTGCGGATGCCGTAACCCTTGATCTTGTTCACGTCCCAGTTGAGACCGGACTTGACGGTGACCTCCAGCCAGGGCTTTGCGCCGCCGGAAAGGGCCTTGAGAAGCTCCTCCATGGTCGCGCCCTGCTCCCGGCTGAGGAAGTCAACGAGGATGGACTGCTTGGAGCCCTCCCGGCAGGGGTAGGCTGCGGACTTGGGGGCGAGGTTGATGCCCGTCCCCCGGCGTGGGCCGGTGGCCTTGGCTGCGGGAGCTGGCTTGGCGTTCTCCGCCCGAAGCTCTGCGAGGTCCACGAGGTTGGCCCAGAGGCGCTTGGCTGCGACGGCCTTGGTGCTGAACTTATTGACCGGGACGGTGTTGCTGTCCAGCTCCAGGGCGGTCGCGTTGTAGAGGGCGACGGCCTGAGCGCCGGTGAGCTCCAGGAGGTCGTCAGCGATGATGGCGAGGAAGAGGCCCTTGTCGTCTGCGACCTTCTCTGCGCGCTCTACCGAGCCGTGGAAGGTGACGTCAAGGTTGTCCAGGGTGATGGTTGTGAAGGTTGTCATGTCGGTGCTCCATTTCTAGTCCCGGACCATCCGGGGATAAGTCCTGTCTAACAAGCAACCGGGGATAAGTCAAGAACTTTTCTGGCTGACTGACAAAATAATTTGTCTGGAGGCTGAATAGAGCTGTCGAGAGTGTACCCTGCGTGGGATTGCGGGGAGCCGATTAAACGGCTCCCCTGTCCATCAGCCGCATTCCTTCAAGCCGGTGACGGGGTCAATCTCGCACGTCATCCCCTCCCCCGGCTCGTTGATTGGACCGTTGGTTGCCTTCCCGGTGAGGAGCGCCATGCGCTTCCCGTCCTTGTTGAAGGTGGTACAGCCCTTGCAACCGGACTTCCAGGCCGTCATGTAAAGGTCCTTGAAGTCCTCCCAGGGCATGGAGCTGTCCATGTTGGTGGTCTTGGACACTGAGCTGTCAACCCACTTCTGGGCTGAGGCGAGGACCGCAACGTGCTCCTGGGCCGTCGCCTCGTGGGCCCGCTTGCCACGCACCCCGAAGGTGGCGACACCGTAGTCAGCCACCTCCACAATCTCAACTCCGCTGGGCGTGTTGACCGGGCGCTCCTGGAGGTAGTCGAACACCGGCTCAATCCCGGAGGAGCAGTTGTCAGCTGTGAGGCTGATCGTGCCGGTAGGTGCGATTGAGGTCAGGTGGGAGTTGCGGAGGCCGTGCTTGGTGATGAGGTCCAGAACGTCCGGGGCCTCCTCCCCGAGCTGGACGATGAACTTGCCTTGGAGGTACTTCTCAGCATCATAGGCCGGGAATGTCCCCTTCTCAGCTGCCAGGAGGGCGCTTGCGCGGTAGCACTCAATGGCAATGATCTTGAGGACCTCCTCCTGCCACTCCAGGTACTCGGGGGAGCCGTAGACAAAGCCCAGGGCCTCCCCGGCGTTGGCCATGCCAGTCACCCCCAGCCCCATGCGGCGCTTGTTGTGGGCCTCGGCACGCTGCTGCGGGAGGGGGTAGCGTGCGCGGTCCACGATGTTGTCCATGGCCCGGACAACCGGCGGGATGTCCGCCCGGAGCTGGTCATAATCAAACGCCCAGGGGGCATCAGCTGCGTGTACAAGGCGGGTCTGTACTGTCTTGCGCTTCACATACTTGGCCGCATTGAAGGAGCCCAGGAGGCAGGCCCCAAACGGGGGCAGGGGCTGTTCGCCGCAGGGGTTGGTGGCTGCGATTGTCTCACAGTACCAGAGGTTGTTCATGCCGTTCATCCGGTCTATGAAGAGCACACCGGGCTCCGCCCAGTCCCAGGTGGAGCGCATGATTGCCTCCCAGAGGCTCCGGGCGTCCACACTGTTGTACGTCTCTCCGCCCCAGCGCAGCTCAAAGTCCGCCCCGGCCAGGACAGCCTCCATAAACTCGTCAGTGATGGCGATGGAGAGGTTGAAGCCGGTCAGCTCAGTGATGTTGTGCTTGGCGTTGATGAACTCCTCAATGTCCGGGTGGTCAACCCGCATCACTCCCATCTGTGCGCCGCGCCGGTGGCCGGAGGAGGCCACGCACTTGCAGACCTCGTTGAAGATGGCCATGAAGGAGATGGGGCCGGAGGAGTGGGACTGGAGCTTGCGGATGATGTCGCCCCGGGGGCGGAGCGTGCTGAAGTCATAGCCGATCCCGCCGCCCATACGCATTGTCGCTGCGGCCTCTGTGGCCCGCTGCATGATGTTGCCCTCCCCGTGGACAAAGCTGTCCTCAATCGTGCCGGAGACATAGCAGTTGTAGGGGGTGGTGGCCCGGGAGGAGCCCATGGCGCTCTGGACGCGCCCGGCGGCCATGAAGCGCTGGTGGCCGGTGATGTCCCTGAATTGATGGTAATGCTCGTCACTGTCCTTGAGGGCTGACGCAACCCTGTTGTTGGCTTCACGGAAGTCCTCGCCCTCCGCCCGATACTTCATTGCGTGGAAGTAGTCTCCCACCCGTGTCTGTGGACCCATGACAGGCACCCCTTTGTTGTTGGTTTCATCTAACCGTGTGCACGAACTTCAAATCTAGCTGTCCCCCTGGTTGTCGGTCAACACCAATCTAATGGTGGCTGCTGCCCGCTCCAGGCGGGAGGCAATCCACTCCAGGCGCTCCCGGGTCAGGCCCCGGCGGAGCACGATCATGGTGACCAGCGCCCCCATGGCCGGGGCTGCCGTCTTGTGGGCCTGGTCGAGGCGCTCCCCGGCGCTCACTATCCCCTCACCACCGTGACCTGTTGGGCAGCCCGGGTGATCGCCGTGTACAGCCACTTCATCTGAACGTCCCGCTGCCTGAACACCCGGCTCTCGTCAATGATGAGGACGTCATCCCACTGCGAGCCCTGTGACTTGTGACAGGTCAGGGCGTATCCAAATGTGAACTCCTGGGCGTTCCGGCGCTCCCAGTACCCGATCTGCTCGGGGTCCCCGTTGAAGTGCTCTGGGTGGGCAGAGACAAGCAGGGGCTCTGCCTGTGGGTAGTCCTCTGGGCGGATGCGCAGGTTCACGTAACCTCCCAGCTCCTCGCTGTCCGTCATGGACGTGTGGAGGGTCCCGTTGAGCAGCCCAAGCTCCCGGTCATTCCGCAGGCACACCAGCTTCTCCCCGGCCCGGGGGAAGGGGGCACCGTCAAAGCCGAGGAGCTGGCGCATGCGCCGGTTGGTGGCGTTCCGGGTCGCGTTCTTACCGACAATGACCTGGTTGGCTGCGGTCGCAAGCTCCGGGGTGGCGCGGCTGATCACGCTGCTGGAGCCGTACTGGCCCAGCTCCAGGGGCTCCCCGTTGCGGACGCGGGTGGCCATCTCA